AAAGGCTCTGCTGCTAATGGCGGCCGTAAAATTATTGTTGAGCACTACAAAGACTCTAAAGGTAAGTGGCACACCACCTCTAAGAATGCTGCTCGTGCTAAATATGAAAAGAAGCATGGCAAGCTATCTAAGGGTACAGACGTGGATCACAAAGATAATAACCACGATAACGATTCTTCCAGCAACCTACGCCCACTCAAGCATGGCAAAAATACTGCCAAGGAGAATAAGCGTAGGGCCGGTAAGAAGTCTTAAGCTGCCAAAAATTGAGGGCAGATCTTAATCCACATTTGAACTAGCTTGTGATCACGCTCACCTGGGTCAGCGTGCCAAGGGGACCAGTTAGTACCCCCAGAACTCATCTTGTAGGCGATTTGAGCGTTCTTTACAGGGTTGGTGAGGTCTTGTGCCGACTTTAAGCCAAAGTCCTTTATACGGCCCTTCAGAGCCCCGTAAAGGTTAATCTGGAAGACCCCATAAGAGTTGTCTCCCGTTCGTGGGTTGAAATTATGGGCAAGAGGGTTGCCGTGGGTTTCTTTCATAGCTACAGCCCAAGCGACCTTAAGGGAATGGCCTTTAAACCCTACATGCTGTAAAAGTTGGTAGAGCTGCTTTGGGGTGAGCTTTTTAGCCACTTCAAGCTTTCCGACAGGTGTTAAGCACCTTTGTAGCATCGGGGCCGTGGCCTTGGCCGTAAACGTTATTAAATTTGAGATTGTTAAGAGGGCTGCGAGCCCAAGGATTATAAGTTTCCTTTTGTCATTCAGATTCACACTATCTCCTAGGCTAGAGAGCCAACCCGAACTATTGACCTACTGTCACTAGGTCCTCAGCAGTTCGGTCTCTTTCTACCGAACAAGTTGTAACTCTTTTGTTTCGTTGTTAGTGTCGGAGGGTTTAATCTCCTGCCTCCAGTATAGCCGTAAATACAGTGTCGTGCAAACCTCTAACATGGTGTAATATTAGTCACTATACAGAGAAAAGGGCAAAATATGACAATTGAGCGTATAGAGACCAAACAAGGTCATCCTGTTCCACGTTCATCGCAAGCTGCCAAGGGACCATTCCCACCAGAAATTTTTATGCGCCCAGAGGTAGTTCATGAGTACTTTAGGCCTGGACAAGACGATGTTGTTGAAGGAGCTACTGCTCAGAACAACTTTAATCCACCAAAAGTATTTAAATGCCGGGATTGCTCAGCTTTGGTTCTGGAACATGAGATTCCTACCCACATGTGCGAAAGATTAGGCGACAATGGCTAGAACGCACGATATGGGCAAAAAGTACTTTTGGCATGCTATGGTTTATCCTATAAAGCCTAAAGTAATTATTGAGCGCTCTAATACACAAGAAATCGAAGAGCCCTTTAGGTATGGCAGTGGCCTGGTATTTAGGTTGCCGTTTACCCGATTATCTATTGTCGTAGGTAAGTGGGTAGCACAATATGATGAAAGCCAAGCATTGACCAATGCAATTGCAGGTAGGGCAGTGGCTGAAGGCGAATTTGATTGGGATATAGTACGAGGGGAAGAATACGATGTTTAAGAAAAAAGAAGAACGAGTTAAGAGCCGCATTGAAAAAAGAGTGGCTAAGCTTTCTACAGCAGAGCTGCTTACCTGGTCTGACCAAGTCTTGTATTCAATTGGCCGTAACTTATCTAGCTGGCAGAAAACAGAAGATAATTTTAATCTAGAAGAGGCACGAGTTGGCGCAGAATCTATCTATGCCATTCTAACTACGCTTAAAGAAAGATACCCTGAGTGAACGAACACGAGTTTGAAGAGGTAGATCTTGAGGCAGTGGAGGATGAATCCTTCAATCCTATTCCTGAAGATGAGGAAGAGGACACTCTAGACGAACTCTCCAAAGAATTTGTTAAGATCTTGATCACTAAGATCATGGCCTTCATGGAGATGCTTGTAGGACATAAGCTTCACCCGTACCAGGAACCCTTGGCACGCCGTGTTATCGAATCAGTCATTATCAATGATGGCGAAGAAATCACCGCCCTCGCATCACGTCAGTCAGGAAAGTCAGAAACCATCGCTAATACAGTGGCCACACTGATGGTTATCCTTCCACGACTAGCTAAGATCTATCCAGAGCTTTTAGGTAAGTTTGGTGATGGAATTTGGGTGGGAATGTTTGCTCCTACTCAAAACCAGGTAGAAACTCTATACTCCCGTACAGTGTCCCGCCTTACCTCTGAAAGAGCTATGGAAGTCTTTGGTGACCCTGAAATTGATGATATTCCTACTAAGACTCCTGGCGTTGTAAGAAACTTAAAGCTAAAGAAGTCTGGAAGCACCATCATGATGATGACAGCTAACCCAAGAGCTAAAATTGAGTCTAAGTCTTTCCACCTTATTATTGTTGATGAGTGTCAAGAAGCAGATGACTTTGTGGTATCAAAGTCTATTGCGCCTATGGGTGCGTACTATAACGCCACCATGGTTAAAACAGGCACTCCTACAACCCACAAGAATGGTTTCTATCGTTCTATTCAACTTAATAAGCGCCGTCAAACACAGAACTCTAAGGCTAAGCAGAATCATTTCCAGTGGGACTGGAAAGATGTGGCTAAGATTCAGCCTAACTATGAAAAGTTTATTAAGAAAGAGATGCTTCGTATTGGCGAGGACTCTGATGAGTTCCAGCTATCCTATAACTGCAAGTGGCTACTTGAGCGAGGTATGTTCGTAACATCCAACATTATGGATGATCTTGGAGATACTTCACAAGAAATAGTTAAATCTTGGCACCGCTCTCCTGTTGTGGTTGGAATTGACCCGGCCCGTAAGATGGACAGCACAGTGGTCACAGTAGTTTGGGTAGACTGGGATCGTCCAGATGAATATGGATACTATGATCATAGGGTGCTCAACTGGCTGGAGCTTCAAGGAGATGACTGGGAAGAACAATATTTCCAAATCCAGCAGTTCCTTGGAAACTATGATGTACTTGCTATCGGAGTAGATGCTAATGGTGTAGGTGATGCAGTGGCCGGACGTCTAAAGATTCTTATGCCTAGAGCAGAAGTGGTGCCAGTTACTTCCAGCCCTACTGAGCAGTCAAAGCGGTGGAAGCACCTTCAGGCCCTGATTCAACGTCAGATGGTCTCTTGGCCTGCCCACGCTAAAACCCGTCGCCTTCGTATCTGGAAGAAGTTTTACCAACAGATGACAGATGCTGAAGTTCAGTATAAGGGGCCTAACTTTTTAGTGGCTGCGCCGGATGAAGTCCACGCCCACGACGATTTTGTGGACTCTTTGGCCCTTGCCTGCTCCCTGACCCAAGAAATGGTTATGCCTACCGTAGAGGTAAGCTCCAATCCTTTCTTTTAATTTACTATGACAAAACACCTACTACAAGACAGAATTAACCCTGAGGAACCTCAATCCCTTATCCTATAGGAGATAAACAATGGCAACACCAAATATCGCACCAACTCCACAGTACCCAGAGCGTCCAGGAAACGTATACGAGCGCAAGTTCTCTCCTGCAACTTCAGGTCTCCGTGGCCCACTTCGTTTTGAAGAAGGTATCGCTACAGACACCGACGTTCCAAATGATTTCCAAGTTGGCTTGGATCAAGGTTACGAGACTCCAGATGGACGTCCTAACCACAACAACAACGTCTTTGAAAAGTATGCTGATGAGACAATGCGTGAACGTGCTCACGTGGGTTCAGCTGCTTGGGTCGAAGCTCCAACATTCCTTGGCGAGTTTGCTCAGGGTAACTTCGGAGACCACTCAACAGTTGTAATCGAAGAAGTTGTACGCAACGGTTCACGCCAGGAGCGTTTGAACCCTGCATCAGTAAACGACTAAAGTACGATAGACTATACCTGTTCCCAGCCCCGTTCCCTTTCTCCGGGGCTGGTGAACCTTTAACATCAGAGACTGTGCATTCGGGGGCAAAACAAATGAATGGAATTAACCGATGAGTGGTGGTATCGATTTTTCACCTCCCAGTTATAGGGCGGCGTCATCAGACTTAACCATCTCAATTTCACCTCTTGGTCTTGTAGAACTAGCAGATGAAGAGTTTGAAGTTCATGGTCCACGTTTAAATCGTTATTCTCTTAACTGGGCAATGTACTTAGGACATCACTGGTCCTATCGCCGTGAAATTGGCGAAGCACAGATGGTTTATAACTACTATCGTGCCTTTACAGATTTTATTACTAACTTTACATTTAGCCGTGGAGTTTCATTCCGCAGCCCAGTGGCTACAGAAGCAATCGTTCCAGATATCCTAAAGCGTGCTTGGGAGATTGATAATAACAAGCATGGCGTTCTATGGGAAATGGGACAGCAAGGCGGAGTATCTGGTGACTGCTTTGTTAAAGTAGCTTACGAAGAAGCATTTGAAGATTCTATTGGTCGCCCTCATCCAGGACGAGTTCGTATCCTTCCCCTGAACTCATCTTTCTGCTTCCCAGAGTTTCACCCACACGACCGCACACGTTTGATTCGTTTTAAGCTCAAGTACCGTTTCTGGGGCACATCTATCGAAGGTACTCGTCAGGTCTATACCTATACTGAAATCTTGACCGATGATCGCATCGAAGAATACATTAACGACGAGCTAATTGATTCACGCCCTAATCCAATCGGCGTAGTTCCTATCATTCATATTCCAAACGTCTTAGTTTCAGGATCTCCATGGGGCCTATCTGATTGCCACGACCTTATTGTCTTGAACCGTAACTATAATGAAGTGGCTACTGATATTGCCGATATCGTCAACTATCACGCAGCCCCCGTTACAGTTATTATCGGAGCTAAGGCCTCAGCCCTTGAGAAGGGCCCTAAGAAGGTTTGGGGCGGTCTTCCAAAGGATGCTCGTGTTGAGAACCTAGAGGGCGGCGGAGCCGGTCTTGCAGGAGCTCTTGAGTATCTTAAG